AAAAACCGTATGGAATTTCAGCCGAAAATGTTAGAAAAAGACCGACGATATGATCATAATGACAATCCAGTTTATTTAGGATACTTCTTAAAAGATGAAACGAAGGGAAATTGGAAGAGCCAGATGAGATACGATGCGATTAATAACACAGTAGGTCTCATTGAAGATTATTATGAAAACTCAGCCAAGAAAACCAGTGACGTTATAATCAAGAATCAGTCCTATTTTAAATCGCTGGAAGGCATCGAAAATATTGTTGTGATTGGACAGTCATTATCGAAAGTTGATCATCCATACTTTAGAGAGATTATTAAATATAATGAGAACAGCTCTGAATTGAAGTGGTTCATAAGCTGGTACGGTTCGGAAAGCTTAAAGAAAATAACTGAATTTGTACCAGAGATGAAAATACCAAATAAGAATGTTAAGCTATTTAGGGTATGACCATAATTGAAATATCGGGTTACAAATGAAATAGTAATGAACGGAGTGATGCAATGAGCCAATTAACAAAATACGTAATCGCATTATCACATCTTTATGGAATGGTTCACAAGGACAAAGTTGTAGAAATCTACAACAGCCAGAATGAAGATCAAATTCATCAAGATAACATCGAAGCGATTCACAACGACCCTTGGGTACCAGGTACCAACCTGGCGGTAACGGCGGTAACTTGAAAAAAGATACAGTGTTTTGAACTGTTGTAGGCGCTGAGAGTGATGATGGGATGAAAAATGTACCTGGCACCAAGCGGCGGTAGTGGCATTAACTTCGTCGAGAAAAATCTTTTGTTCTGAACTTCCGATCTAATTAACTCTCAGGGATTCGAAAAGTGTTTTTTTGATGCTCTGAAAACGTCTGTTTTTCAACGAAAATTGCATTTTTTTATTGATTTTCCCACTTAAATATGGTATGATTATAGAGAGTTAATTAACTCTCTATAGGAGGCCGTTATGTACACTGATGTGAGAGTGAAAATACCTGAGGAAAAAGGAAAAGTTACGAGGAAGAAAATCAGAGGAACCACCTACATTTATTATCAAACAGATCGCATTTATGACCCGGAAAAAAAGTATAGCATTCCTAAAAGTACACCTATCGGAAAGCTCTGTGAAGATGATCAGACGATGATGATTCCGAACGAGAAATACTTGATTTTTTATCCGGAAGCAAAGCTTCCTGAAGAAAAGAAATCCTCCCGCAGAAGTGCTTGCTTAAGAGTCGGCGCACATATGGTTCTGAAAAGAATTGTCGCTGAATATCACTTGGATGTTCTGCTTGGAGATCTAATAGGAAAAGACAGTGGCCTCTTTCTGGATCTTGCGATATATACCATCATTACTGAAAATAATGCTGGTCAATACTACCCGGATTATGCATACAACCATCCGCTATTTACCAGTAAAATGAGGCTTTACAGCGATTCTAAAGTGTCTGATTTCATAGCTTCAATTAAGAAAGATCAAAGCGTTGAATTTCTCAACAGATGGAATGAAAATCGGGATCACAGAGAGAAAATCTACATATCCTATGATTCGACGAACAAAAATTGTCAGGCAGGAGATGTGGATTTTGTTGAATTTGGTCATGCCAAGGATAATCAGAACAAACCGATATTGAATTACTCCATAGCATACGACAAGAACAATAGAGAACCGCTATTTTATGAAATGTATCCCGGAAGCGTAGTAGATGTGTCACAGTTGCAGTACATGCTTGAAAAAACAGAAGGCTATGGCTATCGACACGTTGGATTCATTCTGGATCGAGGGTATTTCAGTAAAGAAAACATCAGGTATATGGACAAATGCGGTTATGACTTCGTCATCATGATGAAAGGAATGAAAAAGTATGCCCATAGTCTGGTGATGGAGAATAAAGGAACTTTCGAAGAGAGCCGAAAACACAGTATTCGGGACTATAAAGTAAGCGGAACCACCGTGAAAGGGAGACTGTTCCCTTCAGATGAGAAAGACAGATATTTTCATATATACTTTAACGAAAGCAAGAGAACAGGCGAACGCGAACAGCTGGAAGAAAAAATCGACAGAATGGTCTCATATCTAAAATCCCAGGAAGGGAAGATGGGATATGAATGTCCGAGTGCCTTATGCCATTACTTTGAACCTTTTTATCATGGCCAGGGGGATGAAAAAATCTTTATGTTCGCAAGAGAGCGTCAAGACGTGATCGATAGGGAAATCAAGTTGTGCGGATATTTCATAATAATCACGTCTGAAAAAATGTCAGCAGAAGAAGCGCTCGAACTGTACAAAAGCAGAGATGGCTCTGAGAAACTCTTCCGAGGAGACAAGTCGTATCTGGGCAACAAAAGCTTCAGGGTACATGGAAGTGAATCGGTCAATAGCAAGATATTCATTGAGTTTGTCGCACTGATCATACGCAACAAGTTTTACACATATCTGAAAGACCAGATGAAGAAAAACAACAAAAGTGAGAATTACATGACTGTTCCAGCAGCTCTCAGGGAACTGGAAAAAATAGAGATGATTCGTCAAAGCGATGGTAATTACCGTTTGGATCATGCCGTGACCGCAACACAAAAGGAAATACTTAAGGCATTTGATCTGAATGAAAGAAATATTCGTGAACAAGCGATAAGCATTAACAGTCAACTAAAAATGATTGAAGGATTGTAAGGGGGCAGGCAGATGGGCAGACGAAGCATATCCATTGATGAAAAAATCTCTAAGCAAAAAGAAGTGGTTTCCGCTATGAAAGATAAGTACGATTCAGCGCTTAACGAGTTGAATATTTTGATGAAAAAGAAACAGGAACTGCAAGGAAAAGAACTCTTAAATGCATTCGTAAACACCAGCAAAAGTCTGGATGAAATTTTGGCATTTATGAGTGAAAACGAGGATGAAAAACCCTAAAATAGGGTTTGAGAGTTAATTTTTTCAGGAAGTTAAGAATTCTTGGCTTGGCATTAATTATATCTTCTTCTTTACTTGTTGTTTATTTTATAGTTAAAGTCATGAAGTCCATTATCTCAAAATATTATTGGCTGAGATTTAAGAGGAAATTTCCAAAAGTAATGAGGGAATTGAGAGGTGCAGAACTTGCTGTTGTAGCACTGCTATATAGGTCACCAAATTACACTTCAAGATTACCGTATACCGATGGAGTTACAGTTCGTCTTATTAGCAAGAAAGTAATTCAATTTACTTCATCAAATAATCTTGCTTACGGTGATGAATTAGTTATGCCTTTTACAATTACGCCAATTGCCCAAGAGTACATTGATAAGCATCCAGAGTTGATTGAGAGTTTCAGTAAACCAGAATTAGAAAACATGTACAAACGATATAATAATCCTTTTTACTAAAATGTGCGAGTCGGAATGGAGGCGATGAACACAAAATGAAACAATATATAATAATAAAATTTCAAATCTCTGAGAAGAGAGATCCAAACCTTATAGTGTCTCAAAATAAAATTCTTACGCAAATTTGTGAAATGGATATTGACCAGAACATTTTTTTGTAGTAGAATTACGCTATAAGGTGAAATATGCGAAAATGAGTAAAATTGATGATGAACGCGAGAATAATATTTTCAACAGTTCACCTCAGAATGAAAGGAGGTGCAAATCGTGAGAGAAAAGTATATTAGGTTTGGAGATTTCATTAAAAAGAAGAGACAAGAACATCCAGATGAACTAACACTAAAAGACGTTTCTAAAATGCTCGGAATATCTCTTTCATTTCTAAGCGATGTTGAAAATAACAGAAGGAAGCCCTTTGATAAGGACAAGATGGAACTGTTTGCAGAACTATTTGATCTCGATGATGAAGAAAAAGCAATGATGTATGACCTTGCAGCACGAGATCGCGGTGAGGTGCCATCGGATATCGAAGATATCATGATGTATGGAGAAATAGGGGATATGGCGAGACTCGCCTTAAGGAAATCTAACGCTGGAAAGATAAGTGAGGATGATTGGAAACAGTTTATAAGAGATATGGAAAAGAAAAATAATACTAGCGAATGAAAAGAGTAAAACATATTTTATAATGGGCAATGGATAATTTAAGAGAAGATCAATTAGAAATGAAAGCTAAATAAAAAAGTGAAAAGCCAAATTAAAGTGAGAAAATCAATTTCAAGAAAATCGATTATATGTGAATACTTATAAAATGAAAATCAATTAAAATGAAAATCACTCAAAACAATGAATACTTAAAAATAACAGCTACTTAAAAAAGAAGATCAATTATAAAAAATGTGAATATGCCCTCAAAACGATAATCCAAAATTAAAAACTTAAAGAGCCTAGTAGAAAAAAATAAAACCATTAAATAAAAATTTTAAACCACTTATTTCATGTTAGATTATATAACCAAATTATTTATTAGAGAATTTTAAAGACATATTTTTGAAGCAAAGATGTAATACCGAATACAAACATTTGTTGTTAATAAAGCCCGTATTAGGCGCGGTTGCTTTATCCCGACAAGAATGCGAAAGAGTGGTGATCAGTTTTGATTGAATTCCGATGGAATAAAATAGACAAGAAGAGCAACACACCTGTGATCAAGGACGTGGAGCTTGATGAACTGGCGGAGATGCTGCTGAAGGATTATAAATCGGTACTCTTAAAAGAGCCAAGAAAAATTAAATATGAGCATTTTCTCGAATCATACCTAGGTGCAAATCTTGAATATCAGCACATCTATTATGGCGAGGATGAAGGTCAAATCTTCGGGGTGACGGCCTTTAATGAAGAAAGACTGAAAATCTTCGATCAGGAGAATCTTTGTACAAGGCACCTGACCCTTGAAAAGAACTCAGTTGTTTTAGACCATTATGTAACAGAGGAAGGTCGAGAAGGATTGGAGCTGTTTACTGGTTTACACGAAGGTGGACATCTATGGCTGCACCCAATGGTTTATTCAGAACCGGCAGAACAGCTCTCTCTTTTTAGTAGTGATACAGAACCCATAAAACCTGTGACATGTTGTAGGCGGTCTGACATTGAGAGTTTTGGCCGAACGTGGAAAGGTTATCGAACACCTGAAGAATGGCGGGAGCACCAGGCTGATTATTTTGCATCTGCCATTGCAATGCCAAAGGCGACATTCGTACCGTTAGTACTTGAGACTTTAAAAGCCAATGGAATCACTGAAGGGTATGTAATTGAAGATGCGGGACTCAAAGAGCGCTTCTTCGCTAAAGAAAAATTGACGAAAGTCATAGTTGATGCCTATGGGGTATCTAAATCAGCTGCATATGTGAAGCTGAGAAAGTTTGGCTTTATAAGAGATACGAAGTCCCTTGAAGAAGAAAATAGTCAGTTTCGACTGTTCTAATAGCACAAAAGAAAAACTAGTTCGCTAGTTTTTTTTACCCAACGATTACGCAGTTTGGTGAAATATGAGTAAACGAAATATTTTCACTCATGAAAATTTATTGTAACCCTATAAACATTGATTTTAATGGCTTTGCAGGCATCTGTTGAAAAGACCGGGAATATTATATTGGACAGAACATACGTTCGGTTATATAATATAAATAAGCCTTTTCGCCACAGATAATTCTGAAAAAGGAGGCTCAAAAATGCAGAGAGATACAAAGTTACAGGACCAAAAACAACCGTCTTCCAAAGGGTTGAAAGGGGTGAGGCCTTTGGGGGGAACAAAGAAACTCGAAACACAGCAATTTCATAAGACGAAGCTTCTTCTATCCATCTACCGGACAGTGGTATGGAGGATAGAGACTGCCATATATGAGGTTCAAGAGACAGCACAGGAGTACGGAAGCGATAGAATCTCTGAACTGGTTGATTTTTTAAGCTTGGAACTGGACGAATATGATCTGATAAAAGACAAGAAAGCCATTGAAGACAGGCTTATGTGCATTGCGGAAACCAAGCAGATGATCGAAATCGTGGACAAGGCACTTAAGCATCTGAAAACCCATCCAAAGCATGGACAAGTATACCATGACATTATCACATACTGTTACATTGATAAAGATGTGATTTGTGATGATGCCATCATGAGTAAGTTGAATTTGACCCAGTCGACCTATTACCGGTACAAAAAACAAGCGACTGAACTCATGGGAATTGCACTTTGGGGGTACATAATTCCACCTCTAAAAGAATACTGGGACAAGCTTCAATAGAGGTATGTGGACTAAAACTGACAGTTTATTGAGAGTCAATTGACAGTAAAATTACAGTCAGATGATAGGAAGTTGAAAGTAAAATGATAGGAAAATGAAAGTCCAATGAGAGGGAATTGATAGGCTTTTGAAATTGTTTTGACAGTATGGACCTTCTATAATGAGTATAGTGGGAAGTGTGTCCAAAAAATGAATATAGTGGCAGAATAGCCGCTTGGGTTAGGATTTATTCGAGTCTTAACCTAAGCGGCTATTTTTATGCCCTTGGGATGATTTATGTCCACAGGGTGTATGCCCTCGGCCAGTTGGCCCTAGTACGCGTGATGCGTATTAGGGCTTATTTTTATGCACTTTTTTTTGGTTGCGCTTCCTCCAACTACTTATTTCAAAGGAGGAACAGACAATGTTCAAAACGTTCAAAACCAATGGCATCACTACATCTATTGAGATTTCAGAAGAAGGAAAGGTCACTTATGCAGTTGGCAAAAAGAAAACCACATTTGATTTAAGCGAGTGTGATTCATTCACATATGAGTTTACTGCAACAGATGAGAAAGTACAGATCACTGAAGATATGCTCACTGGCACTGAAGAGGTAGAGCCGTGGATGTGGCTTGTCATTAGCAAAGGGGAAGAAAGACTTGAATCCAACAGCAATAAGACTGAGACAAGACGTCATCACAGCTACTCAGACCAGAATGACAAGTTTGATACTTTAATGGCAAATGATGATGCACTCGATATGGTGCTGGCAAATCTTGAAAAGGAAGCATTGAGAGATGCTATTCAGGCTTTGGAACCTCAGCAGCAGGAACTTGTGATGGATCTATATTACCGCGAGATTCCAATAGCTCACATTGCCAAGCGTGATGGCGTTGATGAAGCTGCCATTCGCAATCGAAGAAAACGCATTTTGAAAAAAATCAAAAAAAGTTTATTTTAGGGGGTTCGGTTTTGCTCCTCCCGTGACCTATATATAGAGGCCACTGATATGGAACTCAAATTTTTAATAAGAAAGGTAGGTGAATGAGATGAGTAAACAAGGCGTTCTAAATCTTCAAAAAGCAAAGACCATGCATCATGTGGAGATCGGCATTAAGAAGCCAAGTCCAAATCAAGTGCTTGCTGCCAGAAAAGTGACACTCAGGGACCGCTTGCTAAACGCAATCTTTGGAGATGGACACAGGATGGTAGTTCTCGTACCTGGCGAAAGTGTCGGAACTATTTCCATTACGGAGATGGAAGTGCAAGAAGCGGACGAAACTGATCAATCGGAATAGAGAGGAGCAAATAAATGAAAGAAAATCTGAAACCATCCTATGTTTTTACCTCTGAATCGGTGACGGAGGGGCATCCAGATAAGCTCTGCGATCAGATCGCTGACGCCATCATGGACGCCATTCTATTGGAGGATCCAGAAGCAAGAACAGCAATTGAAGTCACTGTAGCCGATGGACTTATTCATGTGTTTGGAGAAACCAGCACTGAAAAAAGAATCGACTACAAGAGAGTCATTAAGAACGTGATTTATGATATCGGCTACCGAGCAGACGAGCTATCCACAGATGGTGAGTTCTACAGAATGCTGATCGCCATTAACAAGCAGTCTCATGACATCGCGATGGGCGTTGATAAGAAGGAAGTTGGTGCCGGAGACCAAGGGATGATGTTTGGCTACGCAACGGATGAAACAACTGAGTTTATGCCTCTGCCATTAGTCCTCTCACATAGGCTCTGCATGAGGCTAGCAGAAGCGAGAAAGTCAGGACTGCTTCCTTATCTCAAACCAGATGGAAAAGCACAAGTATCACTTGGTTATGGAAAGGACAATAAGCCGTTATCCATTGAAGCGATTGTGGTCTCTACACAACATGTAGAAGGTGTGGACATCAAGAAGCTGAGGGAAGACGTGACCAAGCATATTGTCCTAAAAGTCATCCCACATGAGCTTTTGACTGAGAACACGAAATTGATGATAAATCCGACAGGTAGATTTGTACTTGGTGGTCCTGCAGCAGACTCAGGTTTAACCGGCAGAAAAATCATCGTTGATACCTACGGAAGCAAGGGGCGTCATGGTGGAGGAGCCTTCTCAGGAAAAGACCCAACGAAGGTAGACAGGTCTGGTGCTTATCTTGCCAGATACATCGCAAAGAACATCGTGGCAGCAGGTCTTGCTAGGGAATGTGAAGTGCAGGTTTCTTACGCCATTGGCGTGGCCAAGCCAGTGTCTTTTAAGATAGACACCTTCGGAACCGGAATACTGCCGGATGAAGTATTGACGGAAATTATCAAGGCACTCATTGACATGAGACCAGGAACCATCATTAAGTCATTTGGATTGCGACGACCTATCTACAGACAATTTGCAGTCTATGGTCATTTTGGCAGAGAAAAAATGACGCTGGATGGAGTAGAGAAAAACACACCCTGGGAGATGAAGGACCTGGTTCCGATTCTTAAGGACCTGACTACGGAGTATTTGAAAAAGAAAGGAGGACAAAGAGATGAGTAAAATCAAACTCGCACTGGATGTCGTCAGTGATCTTAAATCGCTGGCTGAAAGTATAGAGACTTTGGTACGTGCCATGGAAGCAAATGAAGTAGCGCCTATCAATGAAGAACCAACTAAAAAGAAATCAAAGGCTAAGGCAAAAACTGAAGAATCAGAACCTGAAGTTGAGGAAGTACCAGAAGAAAAACAACCGACCTTGGAAGAAGTCAGAGCTGCGATGGCAGATAAGAGTAGGGATGGCCACAGAGAGGCGGTGAAAGCCATCATCACAAAATATGGAGCAAATAACCTCTCGGCACTGGACCCTAAACACTATGCAGCTGCCCTTAAGGAAGTGGGTGAGCTGAAGTGAGTGGATCATATAACACCCATTCCATCTACTCCGCATCAGGGGCGCACCGGTGGATGAACTGTCCACCCTCTGCTCAACTAGAGCAGCAGTTTCCGAACGAGACAAGCAGCTATGCAGAGGAAGGAACAGCGGCCCATGACCTGGCTGAACACAAGCTAAAGAAAGCACTGAAGATGCGGTCGAAGAAACCGACAAGTCCATATCATTCGGACGAAATGGATGAGATGACAGATCTATATGTGGAGTATTGTTTGGAGCTCATAGAGAAATCCAAAGAGAACTGTCAGGACCTTCAAATCCTAATCGAGCAGAAGCTAGATTTCAGTGATTATGTACCAGAAGGGTTTGGAACCGGTGACCTGGTTGTCGTTGGAAATGGCACCCTTCATGTGGTGGACCTGAAATACGGACGAGGTGTCATCGTCTCAGCAGAAAAGAACCCACAGATGATGCTTTATGCACTCGGGGCCTTATCCCTTTTCGACATGCTTTACGACATTGAAAAAGTGTCTATGGCTATTGTCCAGCCAAGGGTAGACAACTTTTCCACTTGGGAAATCACTGTGGAAGAACTGCTGAAATGGGCTGAGGAAGAGTTGAAACCCAAGGCACTACTAGCTAGTACCGGTGGTGGAGAGTTCTGTGCTGGAGATCATTGCAGATTCTGTAGAGCAAAGAACCAGTGCAGGGCTAGGGCTGTGAAAAATCTTGAACTATTAAAGTATGAATTTCAGGATCCTGCTCTTTTAACTGATGAGGAAATTGCTGAAATTATAGGCCTTGCAGATGAACTGGCTAAATGGGCAGGGGATATCTACACCTATGCCACAGCGCTGGCCATCAATGAAGGCAGAGAGTGGGATGGATTCAAGCTGGTCGAAGGTAGAACCAGAAGAAAATACACCGATGAAACTGCAGTTGCTGAAACTGCGAAGGAAGCCGGTTATACAGACATCTTCAAACAGAGCCTTATCACCATCACTGAGATGGAGAAGCTCATGGGCAAAAAGAAGTTCAATGAGCTTCTTGGAAGCCTTGTAGAAAAGCCAAAAGGCAAGCTCACCCTTGTATCTGAAACAGACAAGCGTCAAGCTGTAGATCCTCTCCATGCAGAGTTTCAGGTGGAAGAATAGGTCAATGTCAATGGAGGCTTATGAAGCATCAATCAATTACTGTAACCAAGCTCTAACCGAGCAAACCAATACAAATATTAGGAGGATTTTATTATGAGTAAAGAAACGAAAGTAGTCGTACCCGGAAGATTAAGCTATGTGAATGTTTTTGAACCAAAAAGTATCAATGGAAGTGACCCTAAGTACAGCGTTTCAGTCATTATTCCAAAGTCAGACAAGAGGACCGTAAATGCAATCTTGAAGGCAATTGAGGCGGCTAAGCAGGAAGGCGCACCAAAGTTTGGTGGAAAGATACCACCCAATCTAAAAACGCCTCTTCGAGACGGAGATATCGATAGACCGGATGATCCTGCATATGAAGGGTGCTATTTTATCAACGCCAATTCCAAAGACGCACCTCAAGTTGTGGATGGAAAGATTCAAACTATCCTTGATAGAAGTGAAGTCTACTCAGGATGTTACGGGAAAGTAAGCCTGAACCTGTATGCCTTCAATGTGAACGGAAATCGTGGAATTGCAGCGGGCCTCGGGAACGTCCAGAAGCTTAAAGACGGAGAACCACTGGGTGGTAAGAGCCGAGCTGAAGATGACTTTGAAATCGAAGCAGACGATGACTTCTTGGCATAACAGTAAAGAGGATGGAGAGGAGGTGGTGAACCCATGAAAGTACTCAGTATCGATATAGAAACATTTTCAGATATAGATTTAGGGAAGTGTGGTGTTTACCGCTACACCGACAGTCCAAATTTCGACATCCTACTCTTTGCCTACAGCATAGATGAAGGTTCAGTAGAACTGGTTGATCTTGCAAGTGGTGAAGAGATTCCAGAGACAATCGTGGAAGCGATCCTATGTAGCAATATCATCAAGACGGCCTTTAACGCCAACTTTGAAAGAGTTGCTCTTATGAGGTATCTCAGTCGAAAGCTTGGTAATGATGTATATCTTAACCCATCTTCATGGCGGTGCAGTGAGGTTCAGGCAGCAATGCTTGGACTTCCTCTCCACCTTGAGGGAGTTGCCAAAGTACTAAGGCTGGGTGTTCAGAAGATGGCCGAAGGAAAACCACTGATCAGATACTTTTGTATCCCTTGCAAACCAACAGCTGCCAATGGTGGTAGAACCAGAAATCTGCCGTCGGATGCACCGGATAAATGGGAGCTGTTTAAGCAGTACAACATCAGAGACGTTGAAGTGGAACTGGAGATTAGAAAGAAGATTAAAGACTACCCAATACCAGAATCAGAGCAAGCTCTCTATGAACTGGATCAGCGCATCAACGATCGAGGCTTCAGAACAGATATGGATTTCGTGATGCAGGCCATCTCCTGCGATAAGCAGTTTACCGTTGCAGCAACGGAAAGGGCCTATGAACTTACGGGCCTGGAAAATCCAAATTCAGTATTTCAACTTAAGGACTGGTTATCGGATCGAGGCGTGGAAGTAGAGAGCCTCTCTAAGAAAAATGTAAAAGAACTGGTTTCAGAAACGGAAGGTGAAGTGGAAGAAGCATTAAAACTTCGGCTCCTTATGGCTAAGACCAGTGTCAGGAAATATGAGGCCATCGAAAGAGCGGTTTGTTCTGATGGCAGAGTCCACGGACTCTTTCAGTTCTATGGAGCCAATCGAACAGGCCGGTTTGCCGGAAGGCTGGTGCAGGTCCAAAATCTGCCACAGAACCACCTTGTAGACCTTAAGCTCGCTAGAGATCTGGTGAAAGAAGGACGCTTTGATGATCTTCAAATGCTTTTTGGTAACACACCTGGGGTACTGTCAGAACTTATAAGGACCGCCTTCATTCCAAAAGAAGATCACCGATTTATCGTAGCTGACTTTTCAGCCATAGAAGCGAGGGTCCTATCCTGGCTTGCTGGTGAAAAATGGAGGCTTGAAGTGTTCCAGTCACATGGAAAGATTTATGAGGCATCGGCTTCACAAATGTTTCATGTAACTATTGATGAAATCACTAAGGGCAGTCCCTTAAGGCAGAAGGGGAAAATCTCTGAACTTGCCTGCGGTTATGGTGGAGGCGTTGGAGCACTTAAATCCATGGGAGCTTTGGAGATGGGAGTAGAAGAACATGAGCTTCAAGGCCTTATTGATAACTGGCGTAGAGCCAATCCCCACATCGTGAATTTCTGGTGGGAAGTGGACAAGATGGCCATCAAAGCAGTGAAGGAGAGAACCAGAACTAGAACCCACGGAATTATCTTCACCTATAAAAGCGGGATGCTTTTCGTGACACTTCCATCAGGTCGTGATCTGGTTTATGTGAAGCCCAAACTTATGCTGAATAAATTCGGACGAGAGGGACTGACCTATGAAGGCATCGGTACTACGAAAAAGTGGGAGCGCATTGAAACTTATGGGCCAAAGATTGTGGAGAATATTGTTCAAGCTGCATCAAGAGATCTTCTTGCTGAGGCCATGCTAAGACTTGATAAAGCAGGATTTGCCATTGTCGCTCATGTGCATGACGAGGTGATCTGCGAAGTTCCGATGGGTGAGTCCAGCATAGAAGAGATTTGCAGCATTATGAGCGAAAGCCCTAAATGGTCGGAGGGACTACCCTTAGATGCAGATGGCTATGAATGCGACTTTTATCAGAAATCATGAATTCATGATTTCTTATATTATCCTCAAGTTTTCATTATCCTCAACTTTTTCATAAATCTTTAATTTACACTTTTTCCTCCTAGAAAGTTGAGGATAATATTATTGAGACGTGTTTCTCAAAAATATAAAAACAGGAGGAAAAAACTATGAAACTAACTTACGATGAAGGTATTATCTTAATTAAACAATGCTGGATTGATAACGGTCATGTCATTAACGTCGGAAAGATGGCTGCAATTAATTCCCTGCGACGACACCTTGAGCAAAACAATATTTCCTATAGTCATGATGAAGCCCTGCATTGGCTCAACTTGAATATAGAGTCCAGAGATAAGCAAACTTTCTTTAGAATGAGACGTGCTGTGTATGAATTTAATGATGTCATGACTCTTGGAAAAATCACTGGTGATTACAAGTATTATGAAACTTCTTTTGACCGTCTTCCAGAAAGCTGGCAGACAATACTGATTAAATATAAAGAAGATCTTTTAACCCGACTGAAGCACCGAGCAACCAGAGACCAAATCATTCACTGTACAAGCTTTGCAACTTTCCTTGTAAACAATGATATTTACGATCCTGTAGGAATTACAGTTCCAGTCATTTCCAAATACCATGAATATGCAGACTCTATAGGTGACAAATATATCTGTACCTACTCTGTCAGATACTTTCTGCAATTTTTAGCTAACCAAGGATTTATTCCTAAACATAGGCCTTTTGCACTTACTGCACCTGTACAAGCTAAAGCAGCTGGATTTGCGTTAAAAAACATCTCTATCGCAAGCATTTCTGAAACAAATGCCAAAGTGAGCGAATTCCGGTTATCACCTGAAACTTTTCTGGAGCGATGTCAAGATCTTATTAAGTCTCTTGAAGAAATCTACCATTTCGAGCCTAAAGCTCTTAGAAGCAATTACTTGGCTTATTTTCAAATGTTTTATATCGTTGCCAGTGAATTGAATCTTGACTACACCCCCGCCGTTGCTGATTACTGGCTGAAGTCAATGGATTCCTTTTCAAGTGATTTTCGTGTGGGTCCAATGCGATACCGTTGCTTTCATGTGCTAAAGAGCTTTATTGAGTGTGGGGATACTTTTCTTCAGAGTATTCCTCCGGTTATTGCACAACCTGGAATAGTAACATCTCTAGCGGTCTGGGGCAGAAATCTTCTTCAAGAGTTTGTTTCTGAAAAAGAAAAGGACGGATTATCTGCCAATACAATCAGCCGCCATAAGTCTGCCAGTATTTCTTTCTTGCTTTATTTGCAGAGCCAGGGACTTACTTCAATTTCAGAACTTACGCCACAGCTTGTTAAGGCTTACAACATTACAACAGCCCAAAAATCGTCCAATAAAAAGAATAATTATGCTTACTCAATTCGACAGTTCCTGCAATATTTGTTTGAGAAAAAATATACAGAACAGGATTTGGTCAGATCATTTCCATCACAACGTGGACAATCTCGTAAAATCGTAGAAATTCTTTCAAATGATGAAATTCAAAACATCTATACGTATCGTAACAATGCACGTACACCGTTGGAATTGCGTGACAGTGCAATGCTAATAATTGGACTTCTCATGGGACTACGAGGAATTGATGTAATTAATCTACGTTTTTCCAATATCGACTGGAAGCATCAGACAATAGCGATTACCCAGCAGAAAACATACCGTCCATTGATCCTTCCAATGCCTGTAGCAGTCGGAAACAGCATCTTTCAATACTTAAAATATGGAAGACCCAATAGTAACTCAGACTATATTTTCTTGTCTCAGCGCGCACCATATGGAAATGCAAATCGTTCAGCCTGTAATACTGCTATAGAAAGAGTTTTCAATGGTGAAAAGCATTCCTTCCATATCTTAAGAAGAACATTTGCAACGAGGTTATTATCAGCAGGCATCGGGAGTGACACCATTAAGGATTCTCTTGGCCACTCTACTATTGATACAGTTAACCGATATCTCTCAGTCGATGAAGAAGGTATTCGATCATGCTGTCTTCCCCTTAAAAGGACGGTGAAATAGGATGAAAATACAACGCAACTATGACTTTTATAGCACTTTGGCTCCGGTCATCAAGGGCCTGATCGACGAAAAACGTGCATGTGGCTACTCATATGCATCAACTGAAAATGTATTGAAGGAACTTGACAATTTTTGCCTTAAGCATGATTTTACATCCTCCACAGTTACGAAAAAACTTGCAGATGCATGGTCCATGCAGCGTTCTACCGAAGGATTGAATGCCAGAAACATAAGAGTGAGCGTACTTCGCCAGCTTTCAAAATACCTGATTTCGCTTGGAACAGACGCATATATTCCAAAGTTATTTCAATCTAAAGAAATATCTGAAGCACACGTTTTTACTGGTGATGAGTTGCTGGCATTCTTTGAAAATCTTGACAATCTTGAACCTGTTAGGCAATCCTATGGAGTGAGGCTTCTCAATGAATGCAAAGTCCTTTTTAGGCTTTACTACTGCTGCGGGATGCGTCTTAATGAGCCTTTACAGCTCATATGGGAGTGCCTTGATTTACAAGCAGGAACTCTTCGCATCCTTCAATCCAAAGGTGACAAGGATCGTATTCTGTGGCTTACTGATGACATCATCGACATGCTAAAAAAATATCGTGCTTATATCCAGAACGAACGTCCTGACACAAATTGGGTTTTTCCTGGAACAAAGGAAGATAATCATCTGAGCGATGTTTCAGTAAGAGACTACTTTTTAAGAGCATGGACTGATACACCTTACTCCAGAAATAGCAATCCTCCAACAATCAAGTCATTTCGACATACATTTGTTGTTGACCGTCTAAATAGCTGGATGGAGGATGGTGAAAATATTGAGACAAAGCTTCCATACCTTAGTAAGTTTTTAGGACATGCCAACATCCAGGAATCTCTTTATTACTATCATCAGGTAGCTGAAAGTTTCAAAATCATTCATGCCAAAGATAAAACATCAGGCTTAGTAATTCCGGAGGTGAACTTCAATGAAAAAAAAGATAACTGATACAAAAATTTTCTTCTCAATGACCCTGCAATATCTCGAGAATTATCTTCCCAAGCAGTTGGGGCGTAGTCCAGAAACTATACGTTCCTATAAAGATTCTCTGTCTGCGTTTAGAAAATATTTATTCAAAGTAAAGAATATTTCTATTTCAAAACTAACTTTTACTGACTGTACTCGTGAGTTGCTTCTAGAATATTGTGCCTACTTGAAAGAACATGGAAATTCTCCGGCCACCTGTAATGTACGGCTGGCAGCGATAAAGAATTATGTGCAGTATGCATCTGATAACGATGTGTCATTACAATCTATTGCTTTGCAGGTATCAAAAGTTCCTAGCATGAGGGTTCCAAAGAGGGAAAAGATTCTTCTCTCTAAAGAAGCCTTAAATGCTCTATTTTCAGAACCTAAGAATACAAAAATCGGTATTCGTGATCGCACAATCATGATTCTTCTCTATGATTCTGCAATCAGGGTCAGTGAACTGACAGGGCTTCATATCAACGATGTAAATCTTGACACTTTATCCATACATGTACATGGCAAAGGCAATAAGGAACGATCTGTGGCTATAACAGAAAAGACAGCAGAACATCTAAAGCTGTATAAATCAATTTACCATTCAGATACCAAAGACCCAGACCATGTATTGTTTTACACAATTATTAAAGGTAACACTGGTAGAATTTCTACTGGTACAGTTGAACGCATTGTCCAGAAATATGCAGATGCTGCAAGAAACTCCTGCCCAGACATGCCTGACAGGGTTTATCCTCATTTGCTTCGTGCAGAACGTGCTACACATTTGTATCAAGATGGTGTGGATTCAATTATGATTTCAAAAATTCTTGGACATTCCAGTGTTGAAACTACCAAAATTTACGCAATCCCATCCCTCGATCAAATGCGCGAGGCATTGAATAAGGTTAATATGCCAGCTGATGCTACAGAACAACCTTTGTGGGAAAGTGATGAAGAAGAACTGGCTCGTCTCTGTGGATTGAAATAGATTTTTTATCCTCAACATTTGCAGAAAAACATTTGGAATTTCAAAGAATTTTGTATTTGTTGAGGATAATGTAAACCTGATGATAATATCAGAAGGATTAATAGAAAGCAGTTTTAGAAGAAAGTGAGGTAAGATAGATGATTTCAAAAGAGTACAGGAATTACACTTTGATTTGTGACATATGCGGAGTAGGAACTGATCAAGATTTTGATAGCTTTCAGGATGCTATAGACGCCAGGGATGACATCGGATGGAAGAGTAAAAGAGTTGATGGTGAATGGTTAGATATTTGTCCAGATTGTATAGAGTAGGAGGTTACCATGATTTCTGAAAGAGTAAAAAAAGTTCGAAAAGAAGCGGGATTAACTCAAAAGGAACTTGCCCAAATCCTCAAACTTTCAAGCGGCACTGTGGCTATGTGGGAAATGGGGAAAAGGAATCCTTCACGGGAGTCGCTTTTAGGATTATCAAGAATTTTTAATGCTCCAACTGATTATTTGCTGGGCTTTACTGACGAACTACCAAAGGTAAAAAAAGAGGTACAGCCTTTATTAGATAAAACAAAGAATCTAAAGCATGAAGAAGTGATTTATAGCTGTGATGACTTTGACATTGTACTAATTAAAAAGAGAAAGAAAAGGCTTAGAGATAAATAAGAAAAAAGATGGTGGATGGAAGAGTAAAAGAGTTGATGGTGAATGGTTGGATATTTGCCAGGATTGTATAGAGTAGGAGGTTACCATGTTTTCTGAAAGATTAAAGGCTTCTCGAAAAGAAACGAGACTAACACAAGTTGAATTGGCGAAAACCCTTAAAGTTTCAAATGGGACCATCGGCATGTGGGAAACCGGAAAAAGAGAGCCAAAATTTGAGGCAATGGTCCACTTGTCAAAAACATTAAACAAGTCCGTTGATTACCTCCTTGGTCTTTCAGAAAATGATTCACCTCAACCAACAGACAAGATTCTATCTAACGAGGATAGCAGACTACAAGTACAAGCAGAAGTGGTTTATAGCTGCGATGATTATGATCTTGTTTTAATCAAAAAACACTAGCAATAGAAGGAGGACGCCATGAAATTTATTATTTCAACAGGCAACAGCCGTAAAGATAAAGTTTGGAAACAGCAGACGGTGTCCTGGGAGGGGTTTGCACAGAGGCTCTCCCAAACTACCGTCACCAGTGAGACTCAGGAAGAGTATCGCAAGATGAAGAAGTACCAGCAGGATAATGTGAAAGATGTGGGTGGCTTTGTAGCCGGCCAGCTTAAAGACGGAAGAAGGACCAAAGCCAGTGTCATCAATCGGTCCATGCTAAGTCTTGATATGGACCATGCAGATGATGCGGTGGCCATAGCTGAGAACATGGAGATGCTCTATGGCTATGCAGCAGTGATCTATTCCACCCATAAACATACACCGGAGAAACCAAGACTCAGGTTGATTATTCCATTATCGAGGACAGTGACTGCAGATGAGTATCAAGCTGTCAGCAGAAGGATTGCAAAAGAAATCGGGGTTGAGCTTTTCGATGATACCACCTATGAGCCAAACCGGCTCATGTACTGGCCAAGCACATCCAGTGATGGAGAGTATTTCTTTAGGGAAATCAAAGGGAGCTTCTTAAACCCTGACAGCATCCTGAAACTTTACGACAACTGGCAGGACTCATCATCTTGGCCGGTGTCATCAAGACAAACAAAGCTGTTAGATAGGCTGATGAAAAAGCAGGCAGATCCCATTAGAAAAGAAGGACTGATCGGCGCTTTCTGTAGGACCTACACCATTGAACAAGCCATCGAGACGTTTCTTTCAGATATCTATCAGCCAAGTATAATGCCTGAGCGTTATGACTATATCCCGGCGGATTCTACAGCGGGTGTTGTGATCTATAGCGGTAAATACGCTTATTCCCACCATGCTACGGATCCAGCTTGCGGACATCTCTGTAATGCCTTTGACCTTGTGAGGATCCACCTCTTTGGTGAACTGGATGAAGGGGCAGACGAAAAGAAGCAGCTCCCATCTGTTAAGGCAATGCTTGAGCATTGTTCTGAAGATGAAAAGGTAAAAAGACAGCTGGCCAAAGAGCGAGAAGAAGACATAAAAGAGGAATTTGAAAAGTTCGATAATGATGAGTTTGAGCCTACTGAAGCAAATGAATCTATTCATGAAGAGACTGAAGAGGATGACGACCTCACGTGGCAACTACAACTAGAACTTAATAAAAACGGAACGGTAAAAGATACACCGACTAACATCCTGACAATCATTAGAAATGACCCAAGACTTAAGGGCATCGCCTATAACCAGATGAAACACCTCATGGATGTAAATGGACTCCTTCCATGGGAGCAAGTGAAAGACGGGTGGAATGATTCAGATCATTCAAATCTTAAGATGTATCTCGATAGGCACTATGGCATTTGGTCACCTGCGAAAGTTAAAGATGCACTTATCACAGCTGCATCGGAGCGGGTGTTCCATCCGGTTAGAGATTATCTGGAAGGACTTCCTGTTTGGGACGGAACCGTGAGAGTGGATAGGCTTCTTATCGACTATCTAGGAGCAGAAGATAACAAGTACACAAGAGCAGTGATGCGTAAGACATTAGTTGCAGCTGTCGCCAGAATCTATGAACCAGGGATCAAGTTTGATTACATTTTAGTTCTCAATGGTCCACAAGGCATCGGGAAGTCCACCTTCTTTGCCAAGCTTGGCGGTGCATGGTTTTCAGATAGCTTAACCGTATCGGACATGCGGGACAAAGCTGGTGCAGAAAAGCTTCAAGGGTACTGGATTTTGGAACTAGGGGAGCTTGCGGGCCTTCGAAAGATCGATGTTGAGACGGTGAAGTCTTTTATCACCAGAACAGATGATAAGTTCCGCCAAAGCTATGGAGTCAATGTAGAGAATCATCCAAGGCAGTGCATCATTGTAGGAAGCACCAACAACATCAGTGGTTTTCTTAGAGATATCACTGGGAACAGAAGGTTCTGGCCAGTGAGGGTTAGTGGTGGCAAAAAGAGTGTTTGGGAAATGGAAGATGTGGAGCAGATTTGGGCGGAAGCCCTTGCTAGATATAAAGATGGTGAAGCCTTATTGCTTAAAGGCGATGAAGAACTGATGGCCCTTGAAGAACAGAGAGATGCCATGGAAGCAGACGACAGAGAAGGGCTCATCGGAGATTATCTCGAGACTTTAGTACCTGAAAACTGGGACAGCATGGACCTATATGAAAGACGAAGCTTCCTGGCAGGACAGAGTGAGTTTGGATCGGAGGTGCCGGTAGGAACGATTAGAAGAAATAAGGTCTGCGTTCATGAGATTTGGTGTGAGTGTCTCGGAAAGGACAAGACCAACTTAAGACGTCAAGATTCCTATGAGATTATTGGAGTGCTCATGCGAATCGGTGGCTGGGAAAGTTATACCGGGAATAAGCAAGGTCAAACGAGGTTTCCGCTATACGGAAATCAAAAGACCTTCTGCCGGGTGAGTAATGAAGGTGAAGGTTCAATTACAAAAGAGCAAGGAGCAGATGACAAAAATTTGTAATCAGTGTAACAAGAAAAAGATAATTACAAATTTTAATTACAGCCGAAAAACCTGTAATCACAAGGGGTTAAAGGTCATTTGTAATTATGTAATTAAGAATAATCAATAGAGTAAGAAGTAAGTAATTAATAACAATAATGACCTAATTACGCTGGTATACGCGCGTAAGAGTTTTTAACCCCTTAATTACAGAGATAATTACAGACTTAATTACAAAGCATTATGCCCTGGATACTACTTTTCCTTTAAAGATGAGAAGTAGAAATTAGTGGAGTATGAATCAATGAAGTTGATTAAGTAGATGAGAAGTAAACACATGAATTGCAGCAACAGAAATTGAGGTGAAAGACATGACTGAAAAGGAACTTGAGCTGATGCTCGTAAAAGAAGTGAAAAGAAGAGGTGGGAGAGCTTTTAAGTTTATCTCCCCTGGAATAAATGGAGTGCCTGACAGGTTGGTACTTCTGCCCGGTGGAAGAGTAGGATTTGTTGAAGTGAAAGCTCCGGGAAAGAAGATGAGACCAAATCAGATAAAGAGAAAAGGTGAGCTGGAAGGACTAGGGTTTTTAGTTTATTGCCTAGACCATCCAGATGACATTGGAGGTGTGGTGGATGGGATTGCCAGAAGTTGTACTGCCTAAATCAAGACTACCGTATAACCCTCATGAATATCAAACCCACTGTACAGAGTTCATCTTGGAGAAAACATCTGCAGGTCTCTTCCTAGATATGGGACTTGGAAAGAGTGTGATCACACTGACTGCTCTTGTAGACCTACTGCACGATCGGTTTGAAGTATCCAAGGTATTAGTGATTGCACCTCTGCGCGTGGCAAACACCACATGGCTGGATGAGGTTCTGAAGTGGAAGCATCTGAAGAACTTAAGGGTATCTAGGGTCCTCGGTAGTGCGAAGGAGCGTACCATGGCCCTTTACAAGAAAGCGGATATCTACACCATCAACAGGGAGAATGTTCCATGGCTCGTGGAGTTTTATAAAAACGACTGGCCCTTTGACATGGTGATCATTGATGAACTTTCCAGTTTTAAATCACCATCGGCTAAAAGGTTCAGAGCACTGAAGAAGGTCAGACACAAAATCAAAAGGATTGTAGGACTTACAGGAACGCCAGCTCCCAACGGCCTCTTAGATATATGGAGTCAGATTTACCTTTTGGATGGTGGCGAGCGGCTGGGAAGAACCTTCAGTGGATACCGCAGCAGATACTTCCACCCACAGAAATATGTGAATGGTGGCATACCAACAGACTATGCACTGAATGATGATGCAGAGGATAAAATCTACGACAAGATTTCTGATATCTGTATCAGTATGAAAGCTCTTGAGTATCTGAAGATGCCGGAGATTATCTTCAACAAAGTAGAAGTGGAGCTGTCAGAAAAGGAAATGAAGCTCTACCGAAAGCTTGAACGAGACCTGCTTCTTCCTCTTGAGGACAGTGATGTGGATGCTGCCAATGCAGCAGTGCTTTCCAACAAGCTCCTACAGATGTCAGGTGGAACAGTCTATGACGAGTATGGAGATGTACACCAGATTCATGACAGAAAGCTGGATGCTTTAGAGGATCTAGTTGAAGCAGCTAACGGTAAACCGGTCCTCATCTACTATGGTTTCAGGCATGAGCGTGACCGTATCAAAGAGAGATTTGATGCAGGAGACATCAACACCTCTGAGGACATTGCCAGATGGAACCGGGGGGAAATGAAGATAGCACTTTGTCACCCAGCATCAGCTGGGCATGGACTTAACCTTCAAGAGGGTGGTTCCACCATCATTTGGTTTAGTGTCACATGGAGTCTTGAACTATACCAACAAGCTAATGCCAGACTGTGGCGGCAAGGTCAGATGCAAACGGTAGTGATCCATCATCTTCTAGCCAAAGACACCATTGATCATAGAGTGATGATGGCACTTGATAATAAAGACACTGGTCAGAATGCTTTGATCGAAGCAGTAAAGGCCAGAATAGAAAACTTGAGAAATGGAGGATAAAGAAAATGAGTGTAAATAAATTTAATGCTGAAGGCTATCATGACCCAACGGTCTTTGAGGCGTTAACCAATATTGAAAAAGAAGAAAAGCAGCGAAAGAAAAAGAAGATCGTGTTCATCTGCAGTCCCTTTGCCGGTGACATTGAAGGGAACACCAGACGGGCAAGAAGGTATGGAAGATTTGCAGTGACTGAAAAAGCGGTACCCATCATCCCACATTTGATGTACCCACAGTTTCTTGAGGAAGATGATCCTGAGGAACGACAGCTGGGGATTGATATGGGACTCATACTCTTAAGTAAATGCCATGAGCTTTGGGTCTTTGGGAACAGGATCTCCTCAGGCATGAGTGTAGAGATTGCCAGAGCGAAGAGATGGAACATACCAATTAGATATTTTACCAACGAGTGTGAAGAAACGGGAGGTGCATCTAAATGATGGAGCAGCATTGTTTTGCATATAGAAACGGAAAGTGTAAGGCATTAAAGGTCAAGAAGTGTGAAGGTGAAAGCTGTTCATTCTTCAAGACAAAAGCTCAGGCGGATGAAGACCAAAAGAAGGTCTTTAGAAGAATAAACTCATTGGATCCTGCGACAAGAAGAAATATCATGGAGCTTTATTACGGAGGGAAGATGAGTCTATTAGATGATGTGGAGGTGGGCTAATGAATGCAAAGGAATATTTATCTCAAGCAATCTGGCTGGACCAGATGATTGATAGCAAGTTAGAGCAACTGGCAACTCTGAAGAGCCTAGCCATGAAAGTTACATCGAGCTTTACCAAGGAAAAAATCTGCGGTGGGAATATTGAGAAGAGCAAGATGGAAAGCACCATGGTGAAAGTCATCGACCTTGAAAATGAAATCAATGCTGACATTGATCGTTTGGTTGATCTTAAGAAAGACATTCAAGATACCATTAACATGATGGATGATATTAACCAACAGCTCTTACTTGAGCTTCGATACCTCAGCGGAAAAGGCTGGGACGAGATAGCTGCTTCCATGGGTTATGATCCAAGAACGGTGTATAGAATTCATGGGAAAGCCCTAAAAGAATTCGAAAGGATGAAATTGTGTCAGTAAATGTCAGTGAATGTCAGTAGGCACCCGTGCTATAGTATATGGTGTAAAGGTATAGAAAATAATTCAGGAACACCATATGCTGTAGCATACGCCTAAGCTATATCGATTCGAATATTAGGAAACGCAGCATTCTTGGATCAAGGGCTCTAGTTAATGAACTGGAGCTTTTTCTATACCTTTTTTAAGGGAAAAACGGGAGGTGAGATTGATGCCCTGGAAACCAAAGAGCATCTGCAACTATCCTGGGTGTCAATCACTGACCCATGATAGATATTGTGAGAAGCACAAGAAAGAAATGACGAGGGTCCAGAACGATAGGACTTCAAAGATGTACACCTACCAATGGCGAAAGGCCAGCAAGGAGTTTCTTAAGAAGCATCCCTTGTGTGTTCACTGCGAGAGAGAAGGAAGATTCACTCCGGCAACAGAGGTGGACCACATCAAACCACACGGTGGTGACCGTAAGCTCTTCTGGAACAAAAATAACTGGCAATCTCTCTGTAAAAGTTGTCACTCCAAGAAGACTGCTGAAGAAGATGGAGGCTTTGGTAATAATCCGAAACCAACGAGGGGGTAGGGGGTCTGAATCTCCACAGAAGCCTTCAAACGACAACGCGCCAGGGTCTTTTGTGAGAAATCGCGAAAATCCAAAGGGGGGTATATCCCGAAATTCATGTGCAATATTCACAGGGAGAGAATCGCCTGAAAATCGCATGAATAGTGGGATGTAGCCACCCATGAATAAACAAGAAATTAAGTCAAAGTGAATTCATTACAACCTTGAAAAACGGGTGTTTTTCTATAATATTTAGTAAATTTTAGCCTTATGACCTCGGTCTAGGGCTTTTTTAATGCCAAGAAACGGAGGGGATCTGATGAAACAGGACATGATTATAAGAAAAGTGCCGGTAACGGATATCAACCCGGCAGAATATAACCCAAGAAAAGATTTAAAGCCCGGAGATCCTGCTTATGAAAAGCTGAAAAGGTCCATGACAGAGTTCGGGTATGTTGAGCCAATCATCTGGAATGAAGAGACGGGAAATATTGTCGGAGGTCATCAACGATATAAGGTGCTGGTGGCGGAGGGTCACACTGAAGTTGAATGTGTCATTGTTAAGATGAGTCCTGAAAGAGAAAAGGCTCTCAATGTTGCATTAAACAAAGTAACCGGTGACTGGGAGTTTGAAGCTCTGGCTGATCTGATCAAAGATTTGGAAGCTCAAGACTTTGATGTGACCCTTACTGGATTTGATGCTGCAGAGATTGAAGACCTCTTTAGCCAGGTTCATGATAAGGATGCAAAAGATGATGATTACGATGTGAATAAAGCATTAGAGGAAGCAGCCTTTGTTGAACCGGGAGATGTATGGCTCCTCGGTAGACACCGTCTGCTTTGTGGTGATGCAACGAAACCTGAAGATGTAGAAAAGCTCATGGATGGAAAGAAGGCCAATCTCGTCCTGACAGATCCTCCTTACAACGTGGACTTCGAAAGCGCCAGCGGTCTTAAGATTCAAAATGATAAACAAGATAACGACACCTTCTATAGCTTCCTGCTTGCAGCCTTTAAAAACATGGCGGAGCATACTGCTCCTGGTGGATCCATCTATGTTTTCCATGCGGATACAGAAGGACTTAATTTCAGAAGAGCTTTCATTGAAGCGGGCTTTCACTTAAGTGGCGTGTGTATCTGGAAGAAGAACTCCCTGGTCTTAGGTCGTAGTCCATATAACTGGATCCATGAACCGATTCTCTTCGGATGGCTTAGAGGAGGTAAACACAAATGGTTTACCGGAAGGTCTGAGACAACAGTATGGAACTATGATAAACCAAAGAAGAATGGTGAACATCCGACCATGAAGCCTGTGCCGCTTCTTTGTTACCCCATTAAGAATTCATCCCAGGTTAACGGGATTGTCATGGACCTATTTGGTGGCAGTGGTTCTACACTCATTGCATGTGAGCAGATCGACCGAATCGCCTATACACTAGAACTTGACCCCAAGTATGCCACCGTTATAGTAAAAAGGTTTATCGAACAAGTGGGGACAGATCAAGATGTGTATGTACTTCGAGATGGCGAAAAGGTTCATATCAGAGATGTTGAGAAACCTTCAGAAATTCAAAGTGTATAAATAAATACAGTATTTTCCTCATTATTAACTTGCTATATATCTCGTTTAGAGTGATATATGTACATGACCAAAGAAACACACCTAAATGAGAAAGGGGAAAATACCATGGAAAACAAGGATTTTTTACAGAGCAACTTCGGCATCGAGATTGAATTTACAGGAATCACAAGAAGAAGAGCAGCTAAGATTGTAGCAGAGCATTTAGGCGGTAGCCTCGAGGAGCTTCATGATTACTACGGAACCTTTAGAATCACAGCATCCGATGGGCGAAAGTGGAAAGTGATGTATGACGGAAGCATAACCACTCAAAAGAAATCAGGTGGCCAGAAGGTTTCAGCCTCAAAAGAATATAGCGTCGAACTGGTTAGCCCAATCCTAACCTACGAAAAAGACATGACAAGCCTTCAGGAGATGGTGAGAAAACTTAGGAAAGCCGGAGCTTTTTCAGAACAGCAAAACTGCACCGGCATTCACATCCACTTGGATGGCAGGGACCACACACCAAGGTCCATCAGAAACTTCATGAACATTATCTACTCAAGAAACGACCTTTTATACGATGCCCTTCAAATAGAGAGAAGAAGAATGCACTACTGCAAAAAGATGGACCAACGCCTTGTTGAGAGAATGAACAAGAAAAAGCCAACCACCATGAAGCAGATTGAAGACATCTGGTACCAAGACTACAGCGAGAGAAGAGAAAGACATTACCATGAAAGCCGATACCATTTTCTAAACCTTCACAGCCTTTTTAACGGATGCGGAACGGTTGAGCTTAGGGGATTCAACGGAACCCTTCACGCAGGAAAGATTCGAAGCTACGTTGCCTTAAGCCTTGCGATGAACCATCAGGCCTTGACTCAAAAGAGTGCCAGCAGCAAGAAGCCACAGATTGAAAACCCAAAGTTCTCCATGAGAACCTGGCTTAACCGAATCGGCTTTATTGGAGACGACTTCAAGAACTGCAGAGAGCACCTTTGTAAGCACCTGGATGGCAGTGCAGCCTGGAGATTTCGTACAGCCGCATAGATAAAAAAGGCGGCGCCTTCAAGCCCACCGAGCGGGAGACCGCTCTTAAGGTGGTAGAAGGGTTCCCATCTTCAAACAAAAGCCCACACGGGCGAAGCTGAGGGGGATAAACCGCTCTTTAAGAAAGGATGAAGTGATGATGAAAGTGGAAAAAAGACTAAACGTGGCCTATGGGTCCAATCTCAATCTCGGTCAAATGGCCATGAGGTGCAAGGCGGCTAAGGTTTATGGCAAAGGGTTCCTAAAAGGATACCGTCTACTATTTAAAGGTCAGATGGGAAATGCCTACTGCACCATTGAGAAAAAACGTGGTGGTAAAGTTCCGGTGGTTGTTTGGGAGCTTGAGCCGGAAGATGAAAAGGCACTGGACTTTTACGAAGGCTATCCGAGGTTTTATGAAAAGGAAGATGTGAAAGTCACCTTGGAAGATGGAACGATCATTACAGCCATGGTGTACATCATGACCGATAAGATTCTGGATAGGATCCATCTCAACCTTCCAAGCAGAAGTTACCTTGAGACTGTGAAAGAAGGTTATAAGGCTGCCGGATTTGATGAAGCATTTATAGAGAATGCTCTGGCCATCAGTGAAAAATCCATTAAGAAGTACCCGCCGAGTTTTCTGTAAGACTTAGAAAATATACATCATTTCTCAAGATAAGACTTGCATTTATGTAGCTTTAGAGTGATATATGTTAGTACCAAAAACAAACAAAATGCAAGGAGGTCAAAGAAATGATGATTCAAAAGAAAGATAGGTTTGAAAACAGAAATGGTAAGGTTTATGAAGTCGCTGGGAAATGGGATCGGGATTTTATTTTAGCTCCCATTGAAGAAAGAGATGATGAATGCCTGATCTACACCCCAGGTGAAATGAAGGAATTTCTGGAAACGGGGTATTTTAAAAGAGTGGGAGGGAGAAAGTGATGAAAGCATTATTCGGTAGAAAAGTGTGAGACCTTGTAGAGCTAAAAGAACTCACCCACCAAGCCATCAAAGAGGGAAAGAAAGGGCAGCCATACACCATCACAAGAGAAGTGATTCTAAAGGATGCAGAGTTCAGAGATTTTGCCCAGGACTTTTTCAAAGATCAGCCTTGGATCTCCCATGAAGATGGGGGGATGGACCAAGACGGTAAAATCAGATGCATCCGAGTCGTAAACATCGACACGGGAGAGAAGGTCCTGGTAAATACGGAAGGGTATGATTACCCGCGTTACACCGGTCTTGAACTTTAAAAACTGAAGAAGGGCACATAGCCCTTTTTTAGCTGGTGCACTTAATTATCCGCATTGGGTAGAGTGGTGCGGGTATTTAAGTGCGTTTATGTTTTGGTAAATCAAAGAAATACCTTGCTATATCCTGTGTTTAGAGTGATATATGTAAGTACCAAAACGAAGGAGGTATGAATATGGACCGGAAAGAAATGATCAAACAACTGGGTGAGCACTTTGGCGTGAAACCTAAGTACCTAAGTGTTCCAAGCTTTGCTTATGAAATCAGAACAGAAAATGAAGTCTACACCATAGACAGACATGGTGGTATTACGAGAGGCGATGGAGAGCCCATCACCATGGAAGAAATCCTGAATCAACAATTAGAACCAGAGCCACTGACTGATCAAGAGGAAAGTGATGAAGTGCAGATGAATCAAACTGAAACTCATGAGGCAGCTCAAAATGCTGAATCGACTAATCTGCTAGAAGAACTTAGTGGGGTCGAAGTTAAATTAAACTTTGAAGATCACACAGCTGATAGCCTGAAGAATATCATCAACATGCTTTGCAGCAAGCAGCGGCTTATCATGATGGCTTTTGAAACAGAGGAAGCCTTCATGGATGATGGGTTTGCAGAAGACCTGAATAAGCCAGAGATTAAAGATTTGGAGGCGCTTAAAGAAGCCCTTGAAGAACTGGGGACAAATAGGTGTCCAGGATTTCAGATTGATTTTGATGAGAAGACGTATACCTTCAAACTTCACAGCTCAAACTTGAATCCAGAAAGGATCAAGGCATTTCAGGATTTATGTGTTCTCATAGCGAACTATGCTAGAACCTTAAGCCGCGCATCCTACAAACAGGCCCAAGATGACAACCCGAAGTATGCACTTAGAACCTGGCTGATCCGTATCGGGATGAATGGTCCTGAGTACAAGAAAACCAGGAAGACACTTCTTAAGCATCTAGAAGGAAGTGGTGCTTTCAGAAAGGTGGATGAAAATGATGAAACCTAAATGCAGACTCATTGGCGAGGATGGTAACATCTTTAATCTGATGGGGATTGTGTCACGAACCCTGAAGGAAGCTGGGGAGCCTGAAAAGGCAGATGAGATGGTTAAGCGAATAACAACTGAAGCCAAGAGCTATGATGAAGCTCTGGCCATGCTGATGGAATATGTGGATGTGGAGTAGGAGGTGCGAGTAGATGGATCGATTTTTTAGTCAAAAACATTGTGACCGCTGCGGTGGCAGCTTAGAAGGTGGGCGAATCATGTCCATGTTCAATGAACAGTGCATCTGCATAAGCTGCAAAGAGCAGGAAACAAAAGACCCTGAATATAACAAAGCTGTGGAAGCAGATCATGAAGAGATTCGAAAAGGGAACTTTAATTATAAAGGAATCCGTGGGAAGTAATCCTTGACTAATTTAGCCTTCAGAGTGATATATGTATATACCAAAACGAAGGAGGCGAAAGAAATGGAGATTTTCTACACGGTAACGATGCAAATGAAAGCGGGTAAGAAGCTATACCTCAGCATGTGGGATGGCCACCCTAAATGGACCTTTGATTTTGACGAAGCCTGCTACTGGGACACCGAAGAGATGGCAGAGAAGTTTTCAAAGGACTGGTTCAAAAGCTTCACAGGATGGGCAGTTGAAGAAATTAAAGTCGACATAAACAAAGTGAATTAATAACGTTTGGAGCCTGAAAATGGCTCTTTTTCTTTGCAGTAAATAAAGGAGGTGAAAGTTATGGCAGGTAGAGGAAGACCACCAAAACCCACAGCGGTCAAAGAGCTGGAAGGAAATCCAGGAAAAAGACCACTCAATAAGAACGAACCGAAACCAAAACAGATAGCACCCAAGTGCCCGTCATGGCTGGAGCCGGATGCCAAGAAAGAATGGAGAAGGCTATCAAAAGAACTTGAAGCTATGGGACTGCTGACTCAAGTGGATATGGCTGCCTTTGCTGGGTACTGTCAGGCCTACGCCAGATGGAAGGAAGCGGAGGAATTCATCTCAAAGCATGGATCCATTTTGAAGACCGCTTCAGGATACATTCAGCAGATCCCTCAAGTATCCATTGCCCAGCAAAACCTTAAGCAGATGCGAAATTTCTGTTCAGAACTTGGGCTAAGCCCATCGGCCAGAAGTAGACTCAACATCAATAACAGTGGTAACACCATCGAGGGCGATGCCATGGAAGAGCTGCTTTCAAATGTACCAAAGGCCGAAGATATTCTAAAAAAGAGTAAGGACGACTAATTTGAAAGGAGGAAGACGCCTATGCCATTTAGTGAAGCTCATGCCAACCACGCTATAAACTTTATAGAACAACTGAAGCTGACCAAAGGCAGATGGGCCGGTCAGCCTTTTAAATTACTCCCCTGGGAGAAAGACCTGGTGAGGCGTCTATTTGGAACCTTAAGGGAAGATGGTACCCGCCAGTACCGAACGGCCTATGTGGAGATTGGTAAGAAAAACGGTAAGTCGGAGCTGGGCGCAGCCATTGCCCTTTACATGCTTCTTGCTGATGGAGAACCCAACGCAGAAGTGTATGTAGCCGCCTGTGATAGACAACAGGCCAGCATCATTTTTAACACCAGCATGAACTTCGTGGAAGGGAATCCAACCCTATCAAAAGTGACCAATCTGGTAAGATCCACCAAGCGAATCGTCTATCCAAAGACGGGAAGCTTCTATCAGGTACTAAGTTCCGATGTTAAATCAAAGTCCGGGATCAATGCTTCCTGCGTTATCCTTGATGAGATTTGGACCTATCCAAATCCAGACCTTGCCAAGATGCTGACCACCGGCTCAGGGGATGCGAGAACCCAGCCGCTATTTTTATATCTCACCACTGCAGGGAATCAACTCTCTGGCTATGGCTGGGAGATGCATCAAAAGGCTAAAGACATACTGGAAGGTAAGAGAGTAGATCCCACATTCCTCGCCATTATCTATGGATTAGAGGACGATGCGGATATTGAAGATGAAAACAATTGGTACAAGGCCAACCCAAGTCTTGGTCATACCATTTCTATAGAGAGGGTCAGGGAGCACTACAATCAAGTCAAAGACGATCCGGCAGATCTCGCCTTGTTTAAACAGCTAAGACTGAACATGTGGTTAAAGCAGGAAATCAAATGGATGCCCATGGATAAGTGGGACCTTTGTAATTTCACTGTAGACCCGGAAGAGCTGAAAGGGCGAGTCTGCTACGGAGGTCTTGACCTATCCTCAACCAGTGACATCACCGCTTTTGTCTTAGTGTTTCCACCCCTTGAAGATGGAGATAAGTTTCAGGTGCTCCCATATTTCTGGCTTCCGGAGGAGACCCTTCATCAGCGGGTGAAAAGAGACAGCGTTCCCTATGATATCTGGCACCGGCAGGGACTTCTAAATCTTACAGAAGGAAACGTGGTCCACTATGGATTCATCGAAAAATTCATCGAGCGTCTTGGTGAGAAATACAACATCAGAGAAATCGTCTATGACCGCTGGGGCGCTACGCAGATGAGTCAGAACCTAGAAGGTATGGGATTTACCGTTGTGCCTTTTGGCCAGGGCTTTAAAGACATGTCTCCACCAACTAAGGATCTCATGCGACTCACCTTAAGCAAGCAGATAGCCCATGGCGGTCACCCGGTTCTTCGGTGGATGGCAGATAACATTGTGGTCAGAACGGACCCTGCTGGAAACATCAAGGTGGACAAGGAAAAGTCCTCAGAAAAGATCGATGGTATCGTGGCCATGATCATGGGTCTTGCCAGAGCAACGGTGAATCCGCCGGATGATGATGGATCCATTTACGATGAACGTGACATGATCATTTTAGGATAGAAGGGGGTGAACATAGATTATGGCGAACTTTTTTAAATGGCTCTTTAAGGCGAGGGCAGAACCCACAAACAGTGTCAGTAGTGCACCGAACTTTTATATGGGCCAAAGTATATCGGGGAAAATTGTCAACGAGCGAAGTTCTATGCAGACCACAGCAGTCTTTGCCTGTGTGAGAATCATTGCCGAGACGGTGGCCTCTTTACCCCTTCACACTTACAGGTACCAAGGTGATGGGAAAGAAAAGATGTACACCCACCCACTTTATAGGATTTTACACGATGAACCAAACCCGGAGATGACGTCCTTTACTTTAAGAGAAACCATGATGACCCACCTTCTTCTATGGGGAAATGCCTACTGCCAGATCATTCGAAATGGCAAAGGGGAAGTGGTGCATCTTTATCCCCTGCTTCCCGATAAGATGACGGTAGATCGAGATAAGAATGGCAATCTCTACTACGCTTATAGGAAGGACACCACCACCCATTATCTAGGACCAGAAGATGTTCTTCATGTACCGGGTCTAGGTTTTGATGGGGTGATGGGGTACTCACCGGTGGCCCTTGCGAAAAATGCCATCGGCTTGAACATTGCTGCTGAAGAATATGGTGGGAGGTTCTTTGCCAACAATGCCACACCAAGCGGTATTCTTTCAACATCAGGAACCATCAAGGATCCTTCAAAAGTGAGAGATGCCTGGCAGGCAGCCTATGGAGGAAGTGGAAACAGCAATAAGGTGGCAGTCCTTGAAGATGGCCTTCAGTACCAAGCCATCAGTATGCCCAACTCCGATGCGCAGTTTCTAGAGACGAGGAAGTTTCAGATAGAAGAGATTTGTAGAATCTTTCAAGTGCCACCCCATATGGTGGCGGACCTTAGCAAGAGTTCATTCAGTAACATTGAGAACCAATCCATCAGCTTTGTGGTCCACACCATCAGACCTTGGCTGGTTCGAATAGAACAGGCCATGAACAAGAAGCTCTTCCTTGAAAAAGAGAAAGGCCAGTGCTTCGTGTCCTTCAACGCATCGGCACTGATGAGAGGGGATTATAAATCCAGGATGGATGGTTACGCCATCGGTATTCAGAACGGGTTCTTCTCCGTCAATGATGTAAGGCGGATGGAGAACATGGATCCAATATCGGAAGAAGATGGTGGAGATTTGTATCTGGTCAATGGTAATATGCTGCCCCTTAAGATGGCCGGGGCTTATGCAAAGAAAGCCCTGGATGAGTCTGGTGGTGATGAGCCTTGATGATAAGTGTATAACTTGGCCCATTTCTGTGGACAACTACAGATTAGATTTTAAAGTATCAACAGCATTTCTCAAAAACGAGGAGTGCTTTTTTCATGCCTGAAAGGAGGTCGATTAGATGGATAAATTTTGGCGTTGGGTGGTGAATGAAGCCGAGGAGCCTACGGTAAGAACCCTGCATCTTGAAGGGTACATTGCTGAGTCCTCTTGGTTCGATGATGACATCACCCCAAAACAGTTTAAAACAGAGCTTTATGCCAGTGGTCCAGAAACGGATGACATTGTTGTAAAGATACACTCACCAGGTGGAGACACCTTCGCAGCAGCGCAGATTTACAACATGCTGAGGGAATATCCTGGCAAGGTCAGTGTCCATATTGATGGGCTTGCAGCCAGTGCCGCTTCTGTCATTGCCATGGCGGGAGATGAGGTGTGTGTTTCTCCGTTATCAGTAATCATGATCCATAACCCAGCAATGCTTATTGCTGGTGAGGTGGCGGATCTGCAGGTGGGGATTAACCTACTCAGTGAAGTAAAAGAGAGTATTATCAATGCTTATCAGACAAAGACGGGACTTTCCAGAGCGAAAATCTCACACATGATGGACGCTGAAACCTGGATGAGTGCCCATAAGGCCATCGAGCTGAAGTTTGCCGACAAGATTCTCTATGAATCAGAGCCGGTAGATGAAGGTTCCGGTGGCTTTATCTTTGACCAGATGACAGTGACAAATGCTCTAAGGAACAAACTCCCAGGCATTCAGGCGAGGATGAAATACCTCTCTGATAAACAGGGAGAAGAGAAGATAGCCACACCTGAAGCGGTACCCGTGAACAAAGAACCAAAGCAAGAACCAGTAGAAAAGACACTTATCCCTATTGCCCAGCTGGAAAGACGGCTGGAGCTGATTAAAAATTGGAGGTAATGAATATGAGTAAAATTCAAGAACTAAGAGAGAAACGCGCCAAGGTTTGGGAGCAGGCTAAGACATTCCTCGATGAGCATCGTCAGGAGAATGGTCTGATCAAACCTGAGGACAATGCCGTCTATGAAAAGATGGAAGATGAAGTGGTCAGCCTTGGAAAAGAAATCGAGCGCCTTGAGCGTCAAGAGATGATGGACAGAGAGCTTTCAGCTGCCCTCAGCAAACCTCTCGCTTCAAGACCTGATAAGATGACCGAAGAAAAAACCGGCAGAGCATCCGATGCCTATAAAAGTGCCTTTTGGGGTGCCATGAGAAACAAGATGAACCCTGCGGTTCACAACGCGCTTCAGATTGGTACCGATTCAGAAGGCGGTTTCCTTGTACCGGATGAGTATGAGAACCAGCTGATTCAGGCACTTGAAGAGGCTAACGTTCTAAGAAATCTGTGTAACGTGATTACGACCAGCTACGGGGATAGAAAGATTCCTGTTGTAGCAAGTCATGGATCCGCCGCATGGATGGACGAAGAAGCTGCCTTCACTGAAAGTGATGATGCATTCACTCAGGTGACCTTGTCAGCCTACAAACTTGGTACCATGCTGAAGGTTTCTGATGAGCTTCTCAATGACAGCTACTTCGACCTTGAAGCCTACATTGCAGCTGAGTTTGCAAGACGAATCGGTGCCGCAGAGGAGGAAAGTTTCCTCACTGGAAATGGTAGCAGCAAACCTACAGGTCTTCTTCATACAACTGGTGGAGCAAGCCTTGGCGTGACTGCTGCAAGTGCAACAGCCATCACCATTGATGAGGTGCTGGACCTTTACCACAGCTTGAAATCGGCCTATAGAAAGAATGCCACCTTCCTTGTGAACGATGCGACCATCAAAGCTATCAGAAAGCTGAAAGATGGTCAAGGTCAGTACTTATGGCAGCCATCTGTTCAGGCAGGAACACCAGATACGATTCTCAATCGTCCGGTGGTTACTTCTCAGTACATGCCAGTAGCTGCAGCGGGTGAGAAGACCATTCTCTTTGGAGACTTCAAGTACTACTGGATTGCTGATCGTCAGGGTAGAACCTTCAAACGTCTGAACGAACTTTATGCAGCAAATGGTCAGGTCGGTTTCCTTGCATCTCAGAGACTGGATGCTAAGTTGATCCTTCCTGAAGCCATCAAGGTCCTTCAGCAAAAGGCCTAAGTAATTTAACGGGAAGGTGGTCCTAGTTACTACCTTCCTTTCACTTTGATAAGGAGGGAAAACCATGGGATATAACACAAAAAACTATACAGAGCAGGGTGGCGAGAAGACCGTCATTGGAGGAGAACTTGCCGTAACGGCAGAAGGAAAAGTCACCTTTAACGGTACAGAGTTGAAACCTGCAGCGCTTCAAGCAGATAGTACCGCTGTAGATGTGGCGGACCTGGTAGCTGATTTCAATGCCTTGCTTTTAAAGCTTAAAACTGCTGGCCTGATGGAAAGCGAGTGATGGTAGATGACACTTCTTGAGAAGGTAAAACAAAATCTCATTGTAACTCATAATGAGGATGATGCCTTGCTAGAAGGGTTCATTACCGCTGCCATCAGCTATGCCGAAGGTTATCAGCATCTAGGTACTGGCTTCTACACGGAAAATACCATGT